AAGCCGATGCCACTGCAAGGGGGGAATGTCTCCCGCCACGACGGCGCGCGCGTACTGCGTGGCACGGTCGGCAAAGGTTTGGCTTACAGCTTCCATGCGTCCATTCCCGGTTGTTCGAATAGCGTGGCCTGGCGGTTGTCGCTGGTCTTGACGCGACCGCGCGACGCCGGCGACAGGCCAAAGCTTTGCAGGTACCAATGAACCTCTTGCGCCGAACGGCGCTGCACCACCCAGTGGTGCGAATAGATCAGCGAGCCGTTGGGACTAGGGACCATAATGCCGTCGCCGCCTTTCCAGTCTTCACCGCGCGCCTCGGCTTCAAGGCGCTTTTCTTCCGCGATATTCATCGCCCGCGACAGCATGGTTTCGGCCCATACCAGGCGCGCCCATGCCTGGCAGTACAGCACCAGGGCAGCCCGGTCGAGCTTGGAAATCAGACCGTAGCGCTCCAGCTCGGCGCCGATCCGCCGCCACTCCTTGCGCGCCTCCGGCCAGATCCACTTGGGTGCGCTCGGGATCTCGACCTCGGGGTTGAAGTCATCAAACAGCTCGGCCGCTGATTTCTTCGACGGATTTCCGCGCAGGCGATGCACGTTAGACGGCAGCGGCTGCGGTCCTCGTGTTCCCATGGCGACTCCGGAAAATGAAAAACCGCCAGAAGGCGGTTCGATGGTCGAAAAGTGCAGACGTCCTGGGAGATTCGATTAAACGCCGTGAGGCGCTATAGAAAGGAAAGACCATGAAGAGTATCAAAGCGTTTTTGTGCCTTGTGCTTGCGGCATTTGTCGATTCGCTGCACGCATTGACTTTCAACTTCATGCACAAGACCGGCATGCTGTTGACGATGGCGGCACATACCGCCGTCGAAAGTTTCACCGATACCACCTACGCCATCTCGGCGTCACTCCCCGCAACCTACGACGCCGCCGGATATGGCGCCACCACCATCACCTATACCACGATTGGAAAGGTTTCCGATTTCACGCCTTACGGCAGTAAGCGCAACGTCAGCGAATTCGTCCCGATTACCGGGGCCGTCGAATTCACCAAGGGCGCGCCGCGCTACGGCCAGGGCGACCTGGTCTGCGGCGATGTGCCCGCTGATGGCGGCCAGGTGATTGTGAAGGCGGCGGAAGCTTCGCAGAACCACTACTCCATGAAGATCACCTACCCGGACAACGAGATCCACTATCTCGACGTGATCGTCTCCGGCTGGGTGCTCTCCGGCGGCAAGGAAGGCGCACCGCTGATCCGTACCGCCACGCTGAGCATCTGCAAGGCGCCGGTGATCGTCGCCGCAACGTAATCGGGCGCATGCCCATCACCCGCACCGGCCTGCCCATGTCTTCCTCTTCGCGGGGAAGCGTGGGTGGGCACGGGCATTTCACTACTCCGCGAAAAGGAAAACACCATGGAATTTGATATTTCACAATTCGAGCTTCAAGACACCGCCACCCTGACGGTGCAAAACGCCAAGGGCGACGACGACCTGATCGGTGCCGACGGCGTCAATCCGGTCACCATTGAAATCTACGGCTCCGGCAGCGAGCAGGCGGTCAAGGTGTTGCACCGGGCCGGGCAGCGTGCTGCCTCCCGCGTCCAGGCCCTGGTGCGTGGCAAGGTCAATAAGCGCGAAGCGGAAATTGCCGACGAGGAGCTGGTGGAAAAGCTGGTGGGGCTTACCAAGTCAATCGCCAACTTTCCGGTCGATCCCGAGGCGCTCTATTCGAATCCTCGCCTCGGCTACATCACCAGGCAAGTCCAGAACTTCTTTGCCGATGACGCAAATTTTACCAAGGGCTCGGCGACGAACTGAGCCTGTACGTGCGGCACTGCGCCTGGTTGAACGCAGTGCCGGAAAAGCCGGAAGGCGACAAATCGGACAAGAAAGAGGTATCGCGGCGTGAAGCGTTCAGAAAAGAACTCAGGCTATCGGATGCGGAAGAACTCGACATGCCGCCGTGCGATGCGGGGTACCTCCTCGCATACCTTTTCGAGCTGGGGCCGACACTGCCGACCGGCATGGGCGATGCCCCAATTAGCCACGGCGAGATCGAATCCTGGCAGCGCAATACCGGCATCTGTCTTGGCTCCTGGGAGTCTCGCATCTTGAAGCGCCTGTCCAACGACTACCTGAACCAGGCGCACAGATCGACGGCACGCGACTGCCCGTCGCCGTGGGAAGACGCGCCTTATGGCCAGATCGTGTTGAACCTGAAGGCCGAACGCACGCGCGATGCGCTGCGGGCCCTGGCGAACCTGTGAGGAGATAGCGATGATCGCAGGAACTTTGGAAATCCAGCTGATGGCCAACATGGCCCGCATAACGCAAGACATGGCGGAAGCCAAGCGCCAGGTCGGTGGGGCGATGAAGGACATCGAGAAAGCGGTCGCCAGCGCCAAGGCCGTCCTGCAGTCGCTTGGCGTCGGCCTGTCGGTTGGCTACTTTGCAAGCCTGATCAAGGGTTCGATCGATGCCGCCGATAGCCTGAAGGATCTGAGCAAGTCGACCAATATCGCCGTTGCGGATCTGGCTGGTTTGAAACTGCTGGCCAAGCAAACCGGCACGGACCTGGATGGCCTGGCGGGCGGCATTCTCAAGATGTCCGTAGCGATGGGCAAAGACCCGGAGAAGTTCAAGGCTCTGGGTGTGACTGCGACGGACAACACGGAAGCATTCAAGCAGCTCGCTGATATCTTCAATTTGTTGCCGGATATCCAGCAGCGCAACGCCCTGGCCAACGCAGTGTTTAGCAAGTCGTGGAAGGAAATGGCGCCGGCCCTGTCGGAGGGCAGCCAGAAGATCGGTGAAACCATCGAGAAAGGTGCTCGACTGGCTGGCATCACCAAGGAGATGGCTGCCGCCTCTGATGAGTTTAACGACAAGTTGGCGGAACTGACGCAGACCGGCGGCATTCTGACGCGGCAGGTTGCGCCTCTGCTGCCCTTAATGAATGCCCTGGCTGATGACATGCTGGAAGCACAGAACAAGTCAGTCGGTCTGGCTGGGGAATTTCATCCGTTGGCCGAGGCATTCCGCGCTGCTGTGATCCTGGGCGGCAATGTCTCATTTGTCCTCAAGGCAATTGGCACCGAAGCCGGTGGTCTGGCTGCGCAATTGGCTGCTTTGGCGCGTGGTGATTTTGCTGGGTTCGCCGCTATTGGCACAGCGATGAAGAAAGATGCAGAAGACGCACGCACCGCGTTTGATGCTTGGGAACAGAAGATGCTGACCGTGGGCGCGACCGCTCAGGCTACGGCAGCAGAAGTGACTGCCGCCAGCGGGAAAATGAGCGATGCTCAGGTTGAGGCTACTCAACGAGCCGCCGAATTCCTGGATACGCAGAAGAGAATCAACAAGGAGTTGCAGAAATTTCTCGATTTGGGTCGGAAAAACTTATCGGAATATGTCGACAGCGCAGAGAGCATGCGGGAGGCGGCGAACAAGCGCGAAGTCGATGACGCCAAAAAAACATACGAAGACCTGCAGCGCATGCTGAAAATTGGCGAGGCCAATCAGATGGCCGTGATCGACAGCGAAGAAGAAATGCGCGAGTTGGCGCAGAAAAGAGAAATTGATTCTGCGATAGCCACGGCCAAGAAGATAGTTTACGAGCAGGAGAAGATCAACAAAGAACACGGCGAGATTTGGAAGACTATCGACCAGACCGCGCAGCAGACTTTCGTCAGTATTTTCCAATCCGGCAAGTCAGCATTCGACCGGCTACGCGACACGCTCAAGAACGGTCTCTATGCGCTGCTGTATGAGATGACGTTGAAGAAGTGGCTAATCAGTATTGCCGCATCCGTAGGCGGTGTCGGTGCGGCCACATCGGCCTTTGGCGCCAGCGCGGTGGCCGGCGCCTCGGGCGGCATCTTCGAAGGCAGCGCCCTGGCTGCGGCGGGTAGGTGGCCGCCTCGACGGTCACCTGCACGCGATCCGTCCAGAGATTGCCGGTCGTGCCCATCTTCATGGTCTTGAACGGTATGCCACTGATCGACCGGATGCTGATGGCCGGCAGCAGCGTGTTGAGCGGTATCACGCCGGAGAAGATTCGAGCCGCCGAAACAACGGCAAGCAGGCCGGCATTACCGGCCAGCAGGGTGCGCACGATGCCGGTGCCGCTCATTCGGTTTCGGCCTCGATGGTGATGTCCGAAGTGTCCAGGCCGTTCTTGGTGGCCAGGCGGCGCTTGATGTATTCGGCGGTGGTCAGCAAAGCCGTTTGCGACTGGCCATCGAGCGCTGGGCGCAGGAAGGGCTTGGCACGGAAACCGGGGTGATGCACGATCTCGCCGAAAATTCCGGCAATGAACAGTGATTTACGGCGCTTCGGCTTGATGTCGTGCGGCTTGGCGCCGGTAAATTCGAGCCAGTGAGCAACGAAGGCATGCTTACCGGTTGCTCGCAGCCTGGACTGCACCGTGCCACCCTTGATCCGCGCAGTCACTTTGAGGCCAGCCATCAGCTCATAGGTCTTTGCGGCACCGCTGGCATGCAGATTCTTTTGTGCCGCTTCCAGGACCGGCATCATGCCCGCCCGCAGCGCGCCGCGCATGACGTTGGCTTCCATCTTGGCTGGCAGCGTGTCGAGCAGCTGCTGCAGCTCCGCCAGGCCGGTGACATGAACTTCGCTCATGGCGAATACCGCTCGCAGAACATTTCGATGCCGTCCTTGTTGCCGAGGATCGCGGGTCCGCTCACGATTTGATAAGTTTGTGCCGCAGGCCGGTTAATGACGATCCGCATGCTGCTGTCCAGGTCGCTGCGGTAGCGCATCCGTACTCGCGTGCGGTTGGTGGCGATGGCCAGGCCATTCTTGACCGCCTCGGACTTGCTCGGCAGTTCGTCCTGCACGTTGCACCAGGCAACACCCTGCAGCGCCCAGGTGATGACCTCGGTGCCGTAGTCGGCATCCTGGGTCACGACCTTTCTCTCGATGCGGCAGCGGGCGTTGAGGAGGCCGAGATTCATTTGCTGACCTTGCCCTTCGCTGGCTTGACCTCGGGGAAGGTAGCCGGGTCGATCTGTTCAGACCGGCGCGGCGGCCGTGTGCCGGGAAATTGTGCAGACGTATCCACGCGCTCGATTTCGATGCCCTTGCCGCGCAGCTCGGCAATAATCTGCTCCAGCCCCTGCACCAGGCCGAAGAAGCCGGTGTGCGCATGGACTTCCTCATACCGCTCCGGGTCAAATCCGAGCAAGATGATTTTCTTGGCGCCGGCCAGGGCGGCGATGCGGATCGCGGCCAGGGCGTTGTTGCGGACCTGGAGGGTGTGGCCTTCGCCGATCTGTACTGTCTCGTAGAACATGCCAGCGTAAAGTGCGTCAAGATCGCACTCAACGCCGCAGACCTTGAGGCCCTTGAAGTCGGCAGCGGCGTCCCAGAAGGGATGGTGCGGATCGAGGGCGACGAACATGTCGGCGTTCGGTGCGAACTTGACGGCGCGATTGACGGCGATGGTCTTGTGCTCGCGCGCTTTCTCGGCCAGCTCAGAGGTCATGTCGGGCCCGGCGCCAAGAATGGCGACGGTTTCGCCGGCCCACAGGTCGGCAGGGATGGTCCAGGGGGTGGTCATGTCAGATTCTCCCGGTAACGCGCTCGGAATCGAGCAGCAGGTCGATGTAAGGCGGCAAGGTTTCCTTGACGCCCGGATGCATGGCGGCGATCTGCAGCTTCATCCAGAGCTTGACGCACTCCGGCACGGCGGCTGCGGCGCCATAGCCGGCGACGAAGCGCACCTTGACGGCGTTTTCCTGGCAGCGTGTGGATGGCCAGGCGCAGCCGTAGGCTTCACTGATGCGCGCCGGCTTGCTGTTGGCATCGACGACGTATTGATCGGCTGCCAGCGTCTGCGTAGTGCCGTCTATGTCGACGTAGGTGATGGCGGTGACGGTTTGCAACGGAGGCAGCCGAAGGGTTCGATCCGGGAAGCGCGGATTGACGTAGCGCGGAAACTCGTCGAAGTAGGCATCGAGCGTCTGGGTGATCAGGTAGCGATGCAGATCAGTCTCCGCTTGAGCACGCGCTGCGGCGATCAGTCCGCCCAGCAGCGGATCATTGGTGGTGTTGCTGGTCGGCGCCTGGGCGCCGAGCGAAGCATCGGCGATGTTGTCGGTGTAGGTCGTCGCCGTGTTGTTGGCAAGGGTGGCCAGCAGCAGATAGGTCGAGCCGCCGGCGGCGGTGCGGTAGAGCTTGCGCGCAGTAACCAGGGCGCCGCCGATCGGGATGGCCGTCAGTTCGACCTTGCCATTGATCGCCGCATCGGCGACCGTGACGGCAGCCGACACCTCCCCCGCCTGAGTCTCGCCATCCGCCGTGACGAAAGTCGCCAGGTAGCGGTGAGCGCCGGCGGTGACATTGCCGGCAACCGCCGGCGCGGCCAGGGCGACGCTGATAGCCCCAGGCGCCGGCTCCTGGTTGGATTGGTCCAGGCGCAGATAGGCCGTTACCTCCGCGATGGACAGCGGCTCGGTAGCGGCGGCGGAATAGACGACGATGGTCATTTTTGCTTGACGGCCTTGGGCTTGCTGCCGTCGGTGACAACGGCCTTGTTATCGATGGCCACTGTCTTGACCGGACGGGCCATGCCGGCAGGGACCACAATCGCGGCCAGGTAGTCGGTCAGTTCGACCTGGGTACCGGCGACGAACTGCTCGGTATGGCGACCGTCCTGGGAGCCGGGGAAATCCTGAAGGATGTCGTGGATCATGATGCGGTCCCCGCAGCCTTGTGGATGCCGACCATCAGGTTGAGGCTGGTGAAGGCCGTATTCAGTGCGCCAACCTGGGCCGTGGTCATTGCCGGAAGATCGTCCGTGGTCAGCGTGCCGATGCTGGTGGTGGTGAGGCCCGCGACCTGGGCCGTTCCCGCAATCAGCTTGGCGCCAGAGGCAACCGTCAGGACGGCGCCCGATTCCAAATGGACACGCGCGCCATCTTTGACCTCGACGACGCCGCCGGATTCGACTTCCAGCGAGTCGCCGCTCATACCTGAATGTACTTTTTCCATGGTCATTCCTTCGTGATGTGATGCTGTTTGCCGATCGGTGCCGAATGGTCGTAGGACTTTTCGATCTGCGCGGCGCTCGGCAGGGTTTCGCGGTTCTTGAAATCCAGCTTCAGCGTGCCGTCCTCCTGCACGTTGAAGCCGACGTCCAGCGTGTCGTAGCCATAGAGCCGCGACGCGCGCGGGTACATCGAATCCATCAGCGTGGTGGTCGCCGGCAGGTTGAGCTTGATGCCGCGCGCGTGGGCTTGGCCCAGCCAGAATTCGACACAGGCCCTGCCCCTCTCGGCGTCGTGGGCGTTTGGATAGGTGTAGTCCATGCCGAACAGGCTGATCTTCGCAGCGCCGAAGTGAATGGCGAAGGCGACGGCATAGGCGGCGGTGTTGTTGAAGTAGTCGTGGCCCAGGTGGTTCAGCACATCCTGCAGGGGATACTCGACCAGTGCCGGGTAGTCCGGGTGCTTGCGGCTGGTGACCACCGGGACCGGGCTGGTCTTGAGCCACTTCAGCATCGCTGCGATGTTCGAGGCCGGCGCGGCGGCGGCGCGGATCTCCTGTATCCGCACATCATCCATGTGAAACACCAGGTCGCAGGCAAAGACGTCGCCGAGCGCGTTGATCGCCCAGGTCTCGTCGCAGAAGCGCGAGCGGCCGCCGAGGCGCTTGGTGATCTCCAGGTACTGGTCCAGCGACGGGCCCAGGCCAAGGATGCAAATGTGCTTGCCGGGCTCGTCCAGTTCTTCTGGCAGCACGTCGCGCTTGCAGATCGCGATCAGGGTGCGGCCGGGCAGGTTCGGCTCGACTTCGGATTCCGGCCCAGCCTGGCCATGCCACTCGGTGACGCACCAGCCGCATTCTGTCAGCAGAGTGGCAAACTGGTGCCTGGTGTAGTGTCGATGGTGAAACGCGGTCACCACGCCGGGCGCCGGGCTGTAGGGCATGACGTCTTCGTTCGGGACGCTGGCCAGCAATAAAGGTGCCGCCACGCGCAGGGCTTTCAGTAACGGGCGCGGGTCTTCGATATGCTCGATAGTCTCGAAGCTGATAGCGGCGTCTGCCTCGCGCAGCTCGTGCGGATTCACGCCATCGCAAGTCAGAAAATTCGTACCAGCAGAGTCGTAGTGCTTATCGGCATAGATCAGAGCGTCGTTGCTCTTGTCGTAACCCGTTGCGATGTGCCCGGCATCAGCCAGAATCCGCGTGCCATATCCAACGCCGCAAGCGAAATCGATCACACGACTACCTTTGGGCAACAGCTTGGCGGCCCACTCGTAACGGGCCACGTGATCGCGTCGGATGCCTTCTTTGGTTGGTGCCACTTGCCGCTCGCCTTCTTTCATGCTCATTTCATTCCTCTCCGAATGGGTTAAGTGCCGAGTCTCACGGCGACGCCTGGGAGAGCAAGCGCCCTATTCCTGGTGTTACGGGTTGGTTTGCGGTGCGTTGTACGGGCTGTGCAGCACCGCAGCAACGGCGATACAACCGACCGAGGTGACGCCGGTCTGAACGGCATCGACCGTCACATAGCGCTTGTTGCCGCGATAGCCGACGCGCTTGGTGACTTCCTTGGTGCTGCCGGCGCTGCGCGGCGTGGCAGCCAATAGGCTGGCCAGGGCTTCCGTGCCGAGCAGATCGGCGTCGGCCACGCTGGTCATGGTGCCGGTCACGTCGCCTTCCTTGACCACCAGGGTAACGATGCTGCCGGTGGTAGTGACTGAGCCATAGGCGGCGACGAACTCGACGCCGCCATAGCCCTGCCGGTCGATGACGATGCCGGACTTGGTGGCATTGGCGCCGATGGCAGCGGCGGTGATGACGTTCTTGGTGCGGATGTTGCTGTGCAGATCTTTGATGGTCATGATGCAGTTTCCTTTCGGGTGAGAGGTTTGCTACCCACAATCTTGCTGAAAACGCCCGGCCGGTGAGGGCCGGGCTCGCTTGGTACTGCTACGACGTGGCGACCTTGAGCAGCTTGATGGCCTCGAAGTTGTAGATCCCGCCACCGAAGCGCCGGCGGAAGTTGAACTTGGTGGTGCCCTTGGCCGTGACGTTGTCGCGGATCAGGGTAGTGCCGGAGCGGTTGACCACGGCGTAGCCGCGCTGGAAGTTGCCGAAGGCGATGGCGTAGGCGCCGGCGCCGATGTCGGGCATGTTGTCGTCGATCTCGACCGGGGAGCCGAGCAGGCGACCGCCGAAGCCGGCCAGCGCATCCGGATTCCACAGGTAGTAGCTGCCGCTGCCGTCCTTGAGCTGGCGCACCGTACCAAGCGTGGCGTCGTTCATCAGGAATACCGCGCCGGGGCGGTATTGCGCCTTGAGCGAGTGCTGCAGATTGACGATCTTGTCGGCCGGGGCGACGGAGGCCAGGGCGGCGGTCTTGCCAGAGACAACGTAACCGACGGAGCCCCAGGCATAGGCGGAGTTCGCCACATTGCTGTAGGCGGTGATGCCGCGCGCCTTGCCGACGCCATTACCGGTGATGAACTCGGCGCCGGCGCCCTCGGCGAAGCCGATCGAGGCTTCGTCGGTCAGATCGGCCGCCAGGTCGACGATGGCATCTTCCAGGGTTTCGTTGAAGACCCACGGTTCGACTTCGGCCGGGAACACCTCGATGGAGATCTTGGCGTACTTCGGCTCGGTGGTTTCGCCGCCGGTACCGCCGTCGGCAACACGACGCATCGCCATGCCGGAGGTCTTCATCATCTTTTCCCACTTGGCGGTGCCAATGGTGACATTCTTGGCGAGCCGGCTCATGACGCTGATGGTCGGCACCACACGCTCGATCACGCGATCCAGTTCCGGCAGGATCAGGTAGCCGCCGTCGGGATCGCTGCCGCTGTTCATGGCCTTCTGATGGATCGCCATCAGCTTGGACATGTCGCCATCGCGGCCGTAGGCCTTGAGCGCGGCATTGAGTTCGTCGCGGCGCTGGGGATCGGCATCACCAGCGAGTTTCGGGCGGCCGGCCTTCTTCTCCAATTCGGCGAAGGCCTTGGCCTGGTCGGCGAAATCCGCGTTGATCTTGTCAAGCTTGGCCTGCAGGTCGGCAATGCTTGCGCCGTCGGCCTTGGCCTTGATCAATGCTTCGTTGGTGGCCTTGAATTCTTCGAACGCACGGCCCTGTTTCTCGATCAGATCGAGTATTTCCTTGCTTTCCGGCATGATGTTTCCTTTCTATGGACGTAAAAAAACCGCCAGGCGGCGGTTCGTTGTGGTGATTCCTGTTGCCTATGCGGCAATTGCTTCGAGGTTGCGCTTGAGCGCTTCCTTGATTTGCTGCATGCCCTCATCAGAATCACTCTGTCCAAGGCGTTTTACCCGTGCGATGAATGCCACGGCTTCGCTGCGGGACAGGCCTGACTCTCTCAGGTATTGCTCCGCAGTCTTCAAGTCTTCGATTTCCTCGATGCTCTTGATGCCCTGAATGCGAGCGGCATCGTTGGCCGGGAAGGTGACGGGCGAGACTTCCCACAGATCGACCTTCTTCAGGCTGCGGATGCCGGTCACTTTGTCGTAGCTGTCTTCACGCGGCACGAAGCCGATCGACAGCCCGGACAGGGCTTTCATCTTCAGCAGCTCATAGGCCTCGGCACCGCGCACCGTCTTCATGGCGAGCTGGCCAACGACTTTCAGACCGATATGGTCTTCGGCCATGCTGGTGTAGACCCCCAGCGGCTCTGCGGAGCGGTGTTGCCAGAGCATCGCGGGCATGGTCCCTGCTGCTTTATGCGCGGCGAGGGAATCGGCGAAGGCGCCCGGCAGCACGATTTCGTCGTAGCTGTCTCTCACGCCGAATACGCTGCCGTAACCCTCGAAGGTGCCGGTTTCGCTGAGTGCCTTGAGTTCAAATCCAACATCCCGCGTGCGTGTCTTCATGGTGTGGCTCCTTGTGGTTCGGCGTCAGGAACGGCGCCGACGATGTTGGCAGGAATACGCAACTCGTCCGCATCCGGATCTTCAACAGGATTGCGATCGAGCAGCGCGCGACCTTCGTTCGGTGTCAGCAGGCCACCATTGACGTATCCGAGAATCGCGTCCTTGGTGTCCTTCAGCGATCCGCGCGCCATCGCTTCTTCGGTGAAGTTGAAATACAGACCGGCGGCGCGTTCTTTTGCCGTCAGCAGGCGCGCGGCGAACACTTGCTCATAGGATGTCCAGCGCGGCGACAGGCAGTCGCGGGAGTGCGCCAGGAACATCTGCTCGGCACTGGCATAGGTCGCCGTCTTGTCGCTGTAGCCGACCATGATCGGCATGACCCCAAAGAAACGACAGACTTCCTCGACCTGCAAACGCCGGGTCTCATGCGACTGGGCGTCAATACCGGTCATCGTCGTACTGACCCACTTGGCCGCGCGGTCAAGAATCAGTGGCTTCGCGGCATTTTCGGTGCCGGCGAGGTGGTCATCGATCCACTTTGCCAGCGCTTTGTAGGCGTCGTCCTTCAGCGTGCCTTCGACGGAATAGACGCCGGAGGGGCGCACGCCGTTGCGATGCAGGCGCGCGGCGGCTTCCTCTGTTGCCATCGCCAGGCCGATCGCCTCACGCGCAAACTT